ACATTACCAAGCGTAGTGTCAATTTGTCCAAGCTGACCAAACCCACTGCGCACTGATAGGTATTGCTGCCCGTCAGGACGCCAAACATTTTGCGCCCAGTCTCCACGTTCTAGATTACGGTCTTCAACACCGCCGGCAACAATCTCAAACTCAACGCCAGGTACAGCCATTAGAACCGTCCGTAATAATCACGCTGTGGGCTAATATACTGAGCATTATCACTAACACGCCCAGTAGTTAGATACGTTTCAAGCTCACGCTCTTTTCTTGCCATCTGAACCTGCAATGGCTCATTAAACGCACCATCACGAATAGCGTAATACTGTGCTGCATACATAGCAATCAACTGATGATGCGGCCGTAGATCATCAATGTAATCAGTTGAAACAGAGGTCCAGTTGATAAT